AATAATGCTTTAAACCATTTACTTTACAATAAAGTATTTTGTTTTTTAAGAAAAAAATTCTTTTCTCTATTTTCCTTGACTTATCTTGTTTCATTGTTCTTGTTGTTTAAATGTTTCGTTATAGTATTCATTAGGGCATAATCCATTTGTATGGTGAAACATTCCTTCTTCAAATGCTGTTTCAATATGCTCCTTCTCCATTTCTTTGGCTTGTTCTATTTCTTTCTGCCATAGGTCTGTGTGGTCTCCGCATATCTGCTCTACCAACCACTCTACTGCTGTCTGTTCTTTCATATCTTAAAATAAACGTTCTTTAATCACCGGTAACTCAGGACCATAAATCTGCTCAGTGAGCTCATCAGCGTATTGCCTTGCAGCATTAGCTACATACTCACATGGGTTTTTAATCAGCTCATCTCTATAGTGTCCTGATGCAGCCAGTAGGCCTTGCATGGCAGCTATTACTGCTGCCTCAAAAAATTCTTCTCTAGTTTTCATCTTATAGATATTAATCCCCAAAATAAAGATATCTCTCTTCGTTTAGGTTTTGTTTTTATTACTTGTTTTTTAGGTAATGTCGATGGTACTGATGATACTATCTGATGTCCTACATAAATCCACATTCTACCGTACTCATTTTTCCATTCTGGGTGTATAGTTAATGCATCCTTTAATGCTCCTGTTTGTACTACCGTACTACTAGTGGTACCTATAATACTACTGATTTCTCTAGATGAGTAAGATTTATTTTTCTTAAATTTTTTAGAATTCAACTTTTCAATAACAAAATCTACATTTTTCATTTTATTTATTTTTTAATTGGGTTAGTACTTCGTTGTAAAATTCAGTAGCTAGGATTAATCTCTCAGCCATCTGTATCTCAATCTCCTTATCTCTTTCAAAGGTGATGGATGTGATACGCTTTTCAGGTGCAATATGATCCACATAGTGCAGTGCTCCATTCTCATACTCACCCAATAGTTCAGGTGCAGTAGTTACCATGACATAACACAGCTCAAAAGATGGCATGTCATATAACCACATGTAAGCACGTCCTTGCCATTCATAGTCACTTAGGTCCTTGAGCTCGTAGTTAGTGGCAGGAAACGTATCTAAGGACCATGAGGTCTTAATATCTATGATACTTGTCTCAGTGATAATATCACAGCATCCGGATAACCACTCATTCTCTACCCTCTCCTCATTCTTTTTGTAGTCCTCTAATCTAACCAGGTTAAGTAGGTCAATACTATCCTGCTCCTGAGCTAATCCTTTAGTGATATACTTGCTGTTCAGTTCACTCCTGTACTCAAAGAAATCCTCTTTAGCCTTTTGGATGATATAGCTCTTAGCTGTTTGGCTCAATGCCTCCCCCTTAGTACGGGAGGAGGTCATTAATTTGCCTAATTGTGATGCTCTAAACTTCATAGCTGTGCCTCCTGCTCTTTGGTTAGGTTATACATCTCTTTAATCTGCTCAGGTGTGAATTTACCACTCTTAACTGCTGCCAGTGCCTTATCCCATCTCTCCCCATCCAACGTAGGCTTTGCCTTAGGTGCTCTAGCTGCAGTTTCACCATCATCATCAATGGCCTGCAGGGATAGTAAGCTAACTAATGTACCTCTACGGTAGTAAGTAATGCAGCTCAACAACTTTTGGGGATCAATGATAGCAGGCAATTCGAGTGAACTTTCCATACTATCTCCTGTTTCAATGTCAATTATCTCAGTGAATACTTTACCATCTCTTACGGGTTGCAATAGTAGCAATCCACAATCTAGGAGAATAGGCTCAACAGTCTCAATGATGCTGTTAATATCAGCGTATGAACGCTTGAAATGTGGGTTGGTCGCATTTTTAATGACCTTACCCATTGACTGCTTAGCTAGATGCAGTTTTTGATAGATGTTGAGGGTAATTACCTCGGGTGCTGTTTTTGGCTCTTCAGCTTGAGCTGTTTTTCTTGTTGTCATAATTTTAAGGTATTAAATTTCTACAAATATACAAATTATATATTCACAAAGGTAAAAAATCTAAAAAATTTAGTAAGAATTTATACTCAGTACAAAAATATATTGTATCCCCTTTTAGTAATGGGCTCTTATTAACTGCAAAGCCATCATAATCATCTAGGATAAACTCATAATCTGAACTTATCCAAAACTTCATGCCTAATTCTCTGAGCTGTTCAGGGGTAAATGATAGCTCATCTATCATCCTATCTAGTATATCGGGATCTAACTGCATGACTCAATGAATTGATTATACCACTCCACAAAACTATCGAAGTCCTTAGCAATAATGTAGGTACCTCCTGCTTTCTCTATGTTCTCCTGATACCTTTTCTGTGCATCTGACTGCCTATCCTTACCTATCTTGACCTCTATCTTAACACTACGCCCCTTTATAGTAGCAGATATATCAGCACTCCCTGCAGTAGATGTTCCTTTGGTCCAGGTTACCCCGATCACCTTACCGGCTGTAGTCTTTTTTTCTCTAGCTGTACCCATTGTGTTAATGCGTTCCGCTTGGTATCCATTGTAATTAATATAATCACAGATAGCTCTTGTTAATCCGTTTGCTGTTGAGTCTTTGTACATTGTTTTTGGTATATAATCTTGTGGGTAATTAGGGTGAGTAATGGCATAGCGCTGAAGCTTCATTTCATGCAGTAGAGTCTTGTATTCTTTTTTCATAGTTTCACATTCAATATATACTCCTGATTCTCTTTCCATGCTTTCACCTGGTACTCACCCTTGGGCAGTTGCATCCATGTCTCCCCAAATGTGGGGATGGTATCAGTGTATCCAACTACCTGAATGTAGTCGTATTTTTCCATCTTTATGTATCCGTATGCATCGCATTTCTGCGAGCTCTTGCACCCTGTTAATATATTAATCAGCAAGAGTAATTTCAAAATATCTCCCATTTTGGTTTCTGTTTTTTGTGAATTTATAATTTTTATAACTAGCATAGGCTTGCACCCATTTGATAAACTTTCTGCTGTCTAGGTCCTTGAAGCCATTTGTATCTGATTGGAATGCTTCCATGCATGATTTATTATAGTAGTTTACATTGAGTGCTATATTTCCATCCATCACAAAGTCATAGAATTCCTTGCAGGTGTTCTGAATGAAACGCTTAGCATCTGCATTAATGGATACGCTCCTAACCAATCCATTTTGGAGGTACATCTGTAGGTTGCTGAGCATATAGTTATCGAAGTGTGACCACTCATCCTTACTCCACTCATCAAATAGTAGCTTACCATACTCATCCTGTGGATTGCGTTGGCTATTAAAGTACTGAAAGAACTCTATTTCATGCCTCCTACGATCATGTGAGGTACCTGCACCACTAATCACATAGTTTGTAGTGATAACTATCTTAGGTGAACGCTCGAAAGGAATGTATATCTCATCCTTGTTTTTTCTGTTGACCGGTATACCCTCAGTGATTAGAGAGAATAACTGCTCAAAATCAAAATGCTTTTTAACATCATCAAATGCAAGCACCTGAGTATCTATATTAACCCGTTGGTAGACAAAATCATTCTTACTAGGGTTGTATGCTTTGCCATCTATCTTAATAATCTTACGGATATTGCCAATGGCAGTTAACATCAAGCTCTTACCACTACCTCCATTAGGGTTATCATCTATCTCTTGGTCATTGAATATGATTGCCTTTTGGTCAGTCTTATCTTTGAACGTGTGGATGAGGTATCCAAGTGTTGACTCCATTGCTTTGATACGCTGCTCATCCTGGGCTGATACCTTATGTACAAAATCTTGGAAATTATTATCGTGAATCGCGATTCGGGTATAATTTCTTTTAATAATCTGCTCCCTCCAAATGTAGCCATCTATATCAATGTAGCTAAGTAGCTCTACCTTGTCCTTTGATACGTGGACCACTCCATTATTGAATGGAATGTAAGATACATGTCTTGTATCCTGCAGGATACGCATATCAATAGACTCTAGCATGTTCAGGTGTGACTCGGTGAACAGCTGAGCACTCTTAGCACAGTGGTTATATACGTCAAGCTCACCCTTGGCTAGGCAGTATTTGAGTACAAAGTCCTTGATTAGCTCCACTGAGCTTTCAGATACCTTATTCTCTTCAATATAAACATAGGTAGGCTTGTTACTTCGTTCCGGGTAATACTTAGCAAAGCCATGCTTGTGCAGGAACTTGGCATAGTCATGCGGTACGATAGTAATTTTCTTACCATCTGCCTGCCAAAACACATCATCTGAGTTCTGCACCTCCTCCTTTACTGATTCAATAATGTTACCTGATACCCCTAACTGCTTTTGGATGTCCTCATCCTTTACCCCCTCTTTTAGTTTTAGCTTGACCTTGTTAACGGTGTATGTATCTTCAAAGTACTTAGTGTTAAAATTGCTGCTTTTGTATGCATTGATAACAGTATAGTTTATTTCACTCGCTGTAAAGTCCTCCTGTTGGTATTGTAACAGGTAATTTTTAGCGGCATACTGATCAACCCCATACTCTGCCATGCAGCAGGCTACCTTAAAGGTCCAATTGTTACGGCCCTGTTCAAACACCCCATGATTAAACTTCATGATTAGCTCAATGATACGGTCCTCATTAGCAATGGGGAGCACTGCTATCTTTTCACCCTTGTGGTATCCCTTATCCTGGGTGATTCCTTGGAACACATCGCAGAATTCATTGAGGTAGGCATCAGGGTCATAGCTTTCAAAGCATACTCTGCTCACGTTGCTATTGGCCACGTCAAAATAATCACTGTTGATGTATTCCTTGTAGGCCTCAAATCTCCGCTTGTGCTCAAACTTATTGCTTTCAGGTGTACGTATAACTACCTTGAGTCCATTTCCACTGGGAGAAGTGAACATCATGTAAACATAGGGGCATTCCTTGAGCCTGTTCCGTTCTGCTGTCAAAGTTTCCTTATCAGGATACTTATCAAAATCTAACACGCAAAGTCCTGAGTGCTGAATAAGGCCATCATCTTTACGCTCACTAAATGTGCCGTTGAACATGATAGCCATGAGCTGCATTTTGCTTTCTGCATCTCCTGCTCTTAGTTTCTTAATCTTATTAATCAGCTCGGGGTTTCCTTGCTTGATTCTGTTGTACACTTCTATGGCCTCAAGTGTGAAAGGTGTTTCTTTGGAGTTATACAAACTCCTGAAAACTGATATTTTAGGGTTAAACATGGTTACAAATATAATAAATGACAATAAATTCCAATTAATGACGATAAAATAAAATCATCGTCACGGCTATAAACTAGTGCTGTATTGGGTTTCAGCTATTTCATGACGATAAGACGATAAATTTTCCAGAACGAAAACTTTTTTAGTGGTCTATATATTAAGTACCCCCTATAAGAGTATCGTCACATCGTCATACGGTCATAAAAAAGAGGGAGCCTAAACCCCCTCCCCCATATTAACCCTTAAAAAATTATGGTCCTCAAAGATAGCTACTATATCGGATACAGTCATTTTATCTTGGAATTTTGTTAATAACTTTGGAGGCATATTTCCTGTGATTGTTACCCTTGCTTCTTCGTCACACATCGGCATGACACTGACATCAAAGATATTAATATCATCTCTTTTCTGCTTAATTAGGTCAGGTAATGGGTGAATGTACTTGAGGTATCTCTCATCTTTTCTACCATACCAATATGTATGCTCTTTCATGCCATGAATAACTGAGCTATGATCTCGGTTAAAAAATTTACCAATCATGCTCAAGGTCATGTGCCGGTAGTTGTACATATAGTTGTACAGGTAGTACCTCTTGTATGCTGATATTTCTACCCTACTAGGTGTGTTTAGTTGGTAGTCCAGGATAAGCTTCATTAGGTCCTCATTTTGTAGCTTTGTGAGCTCGAATACTGTCTCATCTATTTCTCCTCTCATTTTTTCTCAATGTAATATTTGTAGTAATTATCTCGTTTTACGTTATAGTCTAGCTTTTCAAATAGCTTAAGGTACCTGTATGCTGTCCTTTCACTTGTGCCTAAGTACCTAGCCATCCCCATTACGGTCCTAGGCTTTTCCTGTAGCATCTGCAGGAGCCTGAGCACCCTGTATATTTTGTGCTGATTCATACCTTCTCAATTACAAAGTGTCCGTAAATATGAGTACCTGCTGCTCTGAATTGGTTAAGCTGCCAATGGCAGAGGGCTTTGTTAGGGAAGTCGTAGCTTTCTGATAGCCTGTTTTCGTAGTAGTACAATAGTCGATACATGAGTTCTTACATTTAAGGTATTCTAAATATAGGGAGGTATTAAAGGAGCCTCCCTTGTCTCCTGCAAATGATTGACGGGTCCACCATCGAGCCATCTCTGATATATCTCTATGCATCATACCTCCAATCATCCTCATCAAAGTTATTATCAAAATCCTGCATATCTCTTACCAGGTTAGTATCCTGTATACACCAAATAATCTCTTCATTTAGTTGGTCAAGTTGTGTATCCGTTAAGATGTAGTCAAGCTCCACCTCACCAATCACTTGGGTAGCTAGGATGTTACTAAGCTCTACCTCATAGTCCTCCTCTGTGATGTTAGTGATGTTAAACTCACAGCTCCCATGCACCTCATCAAAGTCAAAAAATGCTGTGTTATTTTCTAATGTTACTTGCATATCATAAGTATTAAAGTGTTATACATTGCTACCATGGTAGCTAAAATTACAGCTACGCTTGCTGCTACATTGAATAGTTCTCTTTTCATTTGTTAGCTGTTAGGATGTCTAAAAAATCTTCGGTGTTATCTAATGCTGTCTGAGTCATTTCCTCAGTAGCTTCTACAAGCAGTTGCTCTAGGAATAAAGCAAGGTTCTCTGCGTTGTTTTGGTTTGCCTTGATAAAGTCAAGTGCTCTGTTAAATTGTTGGTTAAACCGTTCCATAAATAAATTTTTGTTTGTTAATACCTGACAAAGATACAAAAGGTTTCATATCTGCAAATTATTTTGCACAAAAAAATTAAGTTTTACACAAATTTAGAATGATTCTAAATAAGGAACAAGCCTATAAGCTTAAATAATCTCCGCAAAAATCAGGATATAGACTTACGCTTGTAGAGATACTCCTGATACTTAGTGAATACCAAGTGGTTTATCTTATTGTGTTTTTTGCAGTCTCTACATTGGAGCCAATGGTGTACGGTACCTGCTGCAGTGACTACTTTTTTATTGTGCCTGTGATTAGTACCACCACATTCTGCACATTCATACTTATCACCCCCATTCTGAACGGCATAGTTGTGACTAACTAGGGTGTAGCTGTTAAGTTTATTGAATACTGACTCAAGTACCTCTACATCCATCTTACAATAGGCCACCATCTTATCTAATGCATCCTGGTCCTTTCTAAATACAATGTCTTTCCATAGATCAAGCCCTCCTGTTTCCATCTTAGCACCTACCTTTAGTAGTTTAGCTATGTAGTCTAGTTTGTTTGAGTTAAAATTAAAGTACCTTTTAGCCCATTTAAGCGTGTCTATGGTCTTAGGTGATGGCATTACATTGATATCATGAAATAAAGCCCTTGTGCGTATCCATTTAAGGTCAAATCTATCCCCATTGTGGGCCACTATCTCATCTGCTTTGTGCAATACCTTGATGAATTGCTCAATCATTTTCTTATCACTCTGACTTTTGGACCATGTTAAGCTGTGAATTTCCTCCTCACCCTCCCATTTGTAGCAGATGCAGATGATTGCACGCTCATGTATGATGTCACCTGGGTTGATATTTAGATTGTATCCTGTTCTCCAAAATACCCCGACATTGAATGAAGTCTCAATGTCATAAAAAAGTCTTTTTCTCATAGTTTAAATAGCAGGGCAATCCTATCTAGGAGCCCCTTTTGAATTAAAAACCGCAGAAAGATACCTAAAAAGAATGAAATCACAATAGGCCACCAAGCCCATCTGTACTTTACTACCTGTTCAGCTTGAGCTGTTTTGTATATAGTCTTACCTCGTATCCTTTCTACTCTAGTCTTGTAGCGGTACTCTATCCTAGTCTGAAATCTAGTCTTAGGAATTATGATATTCTTAAAAAACACAATAGTATCCTTAGTAGTGTAGAACTTCTCCCATACAATAGTATCATTAATGATCATTGGGATGCTGTCAACTGTAGTAATGCGGATGGTGTCACTATCCTGTACTACTTGCAAGCCATTCTTTAAGGCTTTCTTGTAATGCCATTGAGCACGCTTAGGAGCTGAGCAGGATACAATGAGTATCAATAGTGGTAGGATATATCTCATAGGCTTTGTAGCATCTTAATTATTCTAGGACATGGGTAAATATCTGCCTTATCTTTTCTCACACTATTGTGAGTGTAGATCCCTGCAGTACCTTTGAATGCCTCTTTGTCTATGCTGAATATCTCTGACCGGTAAGCCTTAGGAATGTCATAGGTTTCGCAAAGATACTCCACCAACTGCCGAGTGCTTTCAATCTGCTCATCTGTATATTTGTACCAATACTTATTACCCTTGTAGGGAGTATCTAAGGTAGTTACCATGGATGGGTCAACCACTCCCTTGACATAATTGTAGTACTTTCCATCCTTGAGCTTCAATGGGCCCCAATTACAAATCTCGATTCCTACAGATAGCTTGTTTAGGTTTTGGTACTTGAGCCCATGTACTGAAAAGTCCTGACTATCTATCCCCAGGTGATAGGCCCAATGCTTGGAAGAGAAGCACTGTACTATGCTACCTCTTTCACCTACCACAAATGCAGTAGCTATCCTATCTGAGTTGCTGTTCCACCAACGTGATACAGCTATGGGGTTACCATTGCCTGCTGTGTGGTGTAAATAAATTTGTTTTTTTTCAGACTCCTCGTGGAAGTATTGGCTATTAGATAGGCGTTCCTGAAATATTTTCGTTATGTCTAATTTCATTGACTTCCTTTTTTATATCCTTGGCTCTTGCAAATAAATTTTTCATTGCCTGCCATAGGTCAAGGCCCTTTACCGCTTTGTAGTTTTCATTGATACTCATGACCTCGATTGATACCAGGATGAGTGCAAGCACCTTAGTAAGCAATAACTCTACGGAAAAAAACTGCAGGATGATACTATTTAGTATAAACTTATCTATCATATAGAACATGATAACAGTTACCTCATAGAGTAACATCTTACTAATGATTGCAGATAGGCCTCTGCTAGTTATCTTTACCTTGTTTTTATAGCTCTTCCACACCCCTGTTATAGTATCTAACACGATCACAAATCCAACTAGAAACAATAACCCTGAGATAGGCATCAAAAATGCACTGAGAACGCCTAAGAGTTTAAACCAATTGGCATGCATTGTAGCTAGTAGTATGGATAGCTGTGACCTCACAAGATTAGGATGCTGTTATTGTACCCATTCTCAAGGAAGTTACCGCACATACCTGTGCAAGTAGTTTGCCATTGAGTAATGCATGAGCAATTTTGGAACATTGGACGTAGGTCTGTATCCTGGTTAGCTGTAGATATGAATAAAGGGAACAGGTTACGGTTAGCAAGTAGCCATCTGATTAAACGCTGCTCAAAGAAACTAGCTTTCTGTGCATAGTGCTCCATACCAAAGGCTACCTCTGAGCGTGATACGCTTGCTGAGAAGTCACCGCTTTGAGTTTGCAAACCTTTGTTTTTAAGTTGGTAGGTCAACCCAAACACTGCATCCTCTGCACTCCTCCAAGCAATCACAGGCTGAATGAACTCTACTAGATTTATCTCGTCAGGGTTAAGCGCTGTGTTATTGTACTGAGTAAGCAAGTAATTATAGAACGTAGTGCCCAGGATAGGCTGCACTCTTAATGCCGCTTGTGTAGCAATGTAGGGAGTTACGTCAGTAACATCCACATTAGCTGTAATGGGTGTGTTTGTTTTGAGGTAGGTTTCAGTTATGAAATACAACATTATACAATAGGTGTTTGTGCCGCTGCAGTTGCAGCTGCTTGTGTAACATCTCCACCCTCTACAGGAGCCAATGAAGCAAGTGCTCTAATCTCATTGATAGTCATGGTCTCAAGTACCTTGGTAGCTACCAATGGACTCAAACTGTTCAATGCATCATTTGTTTTAGAGCTATCACCCTCAAGCTCCACGATGGTCTCGTTAATGATTTGAAAATTGTTGATTGTGAAATCAGCAGGAATGCGAGCAATACCCAAGAGCTCATTAAAGATAGTAGTAACCTGTTGACGTAGCTCCATTACTACATTCTTTTCAAAGATAACATAGGCTTGCTTGATATCACTGCCACTACCTAGGCTTCCTGTGGTACGGATACCCATTAGGATAGGGTCAATAGTGTGAGCAAAACAAATCTGCTCAGTGTTCAAAGCAGATGCCTCATGGAATAGCTTATCATTACCATTGGTAGGTAGGCTTTCTATCTTTGGAAGTTGGTCCGCACCATTGGCAAAAAATGCAACTGCCTTACCGGCATTGGCTGCACCTTTAAGGCGGTCAATAGTTTCCTTGATCATGTGCTTTTCCTCCTCAGACTGTGGCCTCTTTGGGAACATCATAGCAAAGCTAGGAAATACACTATTTTGTATGTTACTTTTTGCGAAGTAAGATAACTCACCACTAAGAAAAGCAAAGTTTAAAGCCGATGTATAGGTAGGAAGTGAGTAATAATCTTGCCCTACCGACTTAACTTCGTAGCTAAATAGTTGACATGCATCTTTACAGGTGATGTGGTAAGGCTTAATCTCCTCAATACCTATTCTCCTGCTCCAATCATCACACAAAAAGTACATTTTTTTATCTCTACCTACCCTTACTTTCTCGGGTGAGACGTTTTCAATTTTCATGAGCTTGCGTTTTTCACCAAAATACAGCTTGAAATATACCCGATTGTGTAGAATTAACTGCTTTGTCACTGCCTTTACTGTGTGCTTGAGGTTAGCTTTCTTCTCAAAGGTAAACATCTCTAGCTTTTCCTGTGGTGTGAGCTTGTCAGTGGTAAGGTTAAACCCTCCACCAATCACAGCATTGGTCTTGAAGTCTACAATGGCACCATGTAGCGGTGAGCTAAAGTACATCTGATTCAATAGCTCAGGATAGAGGTTGTCACTTCCAAAGTACTGCCACATGTTAGCGTTATACCTGGGGTCAACAACAGGTAAGGTTAAGTTGCCTCTCCCTACCGGTAGGAATGGGGTGCTAAATGATTGGTAGCCCTCAATTACCTCGGGGCCTTTTTGTTTTGTGTTAATAAATCTATCGTACCATGCCATAGTTAATCGTATATTGAGTTACCTGCAGGACCACTTACTACCATTCTCCCCTCCTCAATAACTACGCCTGTAGTTTGAGCTATTGTAAGGGGCAAAACGAATGCAGTTGAGCTTTCATAAACCTGGTAATTGTACTGCCCTTTCTTTAGTATGATATCTGTAGGCTCATCTAGAGCAAACAGGTTGTATCTTTCAGGGTAAGCACTCGTATCAGGAGCTGTGAATAGCTGTGGTGTGCTTGTGGTATTCATTTCGTTAGTGAATACAAACAAATAATTAGGTGTGGGTACAGTTGTTACCTCTGTTAAGGTTAAAACAAACTGATTAATTACTCCCTGTTCAATGTAAATCACACCTATATTAAATTAGACTTATCAAATGTTCATAAAAAAAGCCCCACCATAAGGCAGGGCTCTAATATATAGAGAGGCAGGATATTAAACCGGGATACCAATTGCAGCAAGTGCAGTAGGGTCTACCTCGTATGCTAGGTACTCATTCTCAGCTACCAAAGTAACAGAGTATTTAGAACCATCCGCACGAGCTGTTCCTGAACCTTCACCTGTAGCAGATAACTGCAAGTATGGGAAGTACCAATACTTACCGTTAGCATCTAATACGATAGCTACTAAGTACTCTTGACCTGCTCCAAGGATTTTGATAGCACGAGACTTATCAGCCTCACGTCGATGGAACATTAAGTTGATAGTCTGAGTAACGAATGAGCTACCATTAACTAGGTCGATAGTGCTGTCCTCAGTAAAGTTAGATGTGTTTCTGCGGATGTAGTAGTTAGTAAATGTTACGGCAGGAACCTGAAGATTGATTGCTGTTATTGTCCACCCTGTACCTGCAGATGGGTCTGTAGGAACAATAGATGCAATCTCATCTTGTTGGTTAATCCAAATACCATAAATACCACCACTGTTGTTGTCGCAACTCTTTAAGATTGCTTCTAATGCTTGACAAGCCATTGTGTTAAAGTATTATATAAAGGGGGTTGCCCCCCTCTATGGATTATTATTAGTTATAGTAAACGATATCACCGTTATTCACGAAAGAGAAACCTACTTTCATGTTAGCACGAGTACGGATAATTGGCTCAGCAACAGTATCAGCTAAGTTAACAGCACGTAAATCAGATGGATCTCCCTCACCATCAAAGGCAAAGATTAAGTTATCTTTCAATGTGATAACAAATTTGTTATTGCTCATACCTGGACAAAGAACAATCTTAATACCTAAGTAAGTCAAAGATAAATCTTGAGTAATAAATGCGTTAGTGTTACCTGAAGCTACTCCTAATCGGTAGATGTTTACCAATTGAGTAGGCATGTAGATACGTAGGTCAGCAGTACGGGATGCAATAGATGCAGGAACCAAAGCAAAAGCAGCCTCTAATTTTGCACCTAATCCACCAACACCTGAGAATGTAGTGATAGTACCTGTACCACCATCGATAACAGGAGTTACTCCTGGAGGAGGAGACAAAGCTGCATCTAATTGCACTTCATAACCATCACATAAATCAAGTGGAGCAACACCACTTACATCACCTCTCCATCGTAGAGCTTCAATTTGTCCGTTAACAGCGTTAGCCATTTCAGACCAGTAGTAGTTAAAGAAATTAGCTACAGAGAAGTCACCGTTAGAACCTGCTGCCATCTGTAAAGATACAAATGATTGCTCTAGGTCAAACTGACATACTTGAGCCATTGCAGAAAGAGCACATACGTCTACTTCATGCGAGCTTAAGTTATCTGCGTTAACGTTAGGGAAGTTACATGGTGATGCAGCCAATAAGTCTGTACCAAAAGTAACTGTACCAATTTTAGTTTTGTACTTGATACCAGGTAGAGTACGGAAGTTATCAGCAATCTCAGTGCTTCCTAAATATGCTTGAGCATAGAATGCCTCAGCGTTCGGCGCTAGTAATGCACTATTATCAATGTTTAAATCAAATCTTAATTTTCTCATTTTGTTTGTTGTTATTTTGTTGTGTTAAATTTTACAAAGTTACTTAGTCTTTGATGTGCACTCAAGGCCACATCCTCTACAATCTCCTCAGACTCTACCTCAGTAGACAATATCTCATCTAGTTGGTTACGCATCTCTGCAATCATTGCAGCTACAGCGTTCATGTGCTCATCTAATAAAGGTCGTACAATAGCAATGATAGCCTCTGCATCAACTACAGGATCTACCGCCATTGTTTCTTCTACTGTCTCCTCTTCGATAACAGTTTCTTCTAAGGCTACCTCTTCTGAGGTCTCCTCCATTTCAACATCACGTATCTCAATAACCTCTCCATCTTTTACAACGTAGATTTTATCCTCGATAGTGTGCTCTCCATCAGGTAACTTGTTCATATTTGTTTTTGTTTTTGTTTGCTCTTTTAATTTCATGCCTAAGTACCCCTCAATAGAGAATCCTATTTGGTCTTGTGCTACAAGTTCTGCATAGTATTCCTTATCAGTAACCTGGGCAGTTACCATCAGCGTACCCTGTGGTACTTCAATACCAAATGTGGAGTAAGCCTTATCTTGTTTTGGGTTGTCTACTATCCATGCCTCAAGTACATAGGCAGGAACGGTCTGAGATTGATCATGCTCAAGGTTAAATAGGTCTTGGTTAACCATCTTTTGCATGAATTTTCCATGAATTAGCTCTATCTCTTCCTTGGTAAACTTGACATTGTACTCCTCATTAGTATCCTCATCCAATCGATATATCTCCATTGGTATCAAAGCAGGTGCAGTGATACGATACTTGAGCTCATCATTAAAAAATAACGGCTTAGCTTGGGAGTTGAATGCCATCCCCTTTACTTTGATGGCAGGATTAGAAGTAAAAGCTATCTGTTCGATGCCAAGGTCCTCACCATTTTCAGCGTATGCTGGGTCAATAGTAATTTGATAGGTAGGGATTTTATCTTTAGCCATTACCTATATTAAAAAAAACGTATATTTGTTCAAAAATTTAACTATGGTAACTATCTTAAACAGGGAGATTCCCAACCAAATTGAAGAGCTCACTATTGAGCAGTTTGAAGCAATCACTGATATTAATAACAATCAGGAACTTGACCCCATTGATAAGCACCTCCAGGTGTTTGCTTACCTTGGTATCCCTGAATCAGAGTTTTGGGATTATGATGTAGCTGATTTTGTAGGGATGGTAAGAGACTTTAACAGCAGTGAGCAGAAAGACTATCCAACAGTTGAGGAGATAGAGCTTGAGGGCTATGTGTACAAAGCACAATTAAAGTTAACTGTACGTGATACTAAGATGATTGAAAAGATAACAATAAAAAAAGAGAAAGGATATGTATCCGAGATGTTAGCTGTGATGTTTAAACGGGAGGACCTTACCTCTGCTGAGCACTATGCAGATGCACACATCAAGCACAAAGCAAAGCTCATCCGTAAATTGAATGCAGCTATCTCCATTCCTTATATCATGTTTATTGCTAAAAAAATATCACAGCAAGCCAATGATCAAATTACCGAAGCAGTGGAATCAAGTAACGCTTGAGCAGTTCATTGAATTTAGCGGCATAGATAGAGAACAGGGAGCCTACCACTACAATAGTGAGGCTCTCTCTATCTTATCAGATGAGCCTATGGAGGTCATTGAGGATATGGATGTAGATGAGATGGCAGAACTTGTAGCAGAAGCCAAGTGGTGCACCTCTGAGCCATCCAAAATATATAAGCATGAGCTCTTTGGAATGAAGTTTAAGCCACTCAACAAGCTCACTCTTTTCGAGTACATTGACCTGGACTATTATTTCACAGATAACTATATTACAAATCTTCACAAAGTATGTGCCATCTGCTACCGGCATACAAAGATAAATGAGTGGGGGGATGAGATACTAGAGCCCTATGAGTTTGACTGTACCATTAGAGCTGAGAAATTCCTTGACCTACCAATCACAGATGTGTATGGTATAGTACATGAGTTCCTTAAGTACAGGGATACATTCCTAAAAAACTATGAGAACCTGTTTAGTGGTGAGCTTGACCAAGAGCTTAGTGAGGAGGAGCGCAGGGAGTTAGATCCCGAAGAGGTTAAAGAAATAGAGAAAGAACAGGCTCAGACTAAGTGGTCATGGGAGCAAACTATCTACGGCCTTACCAATGGGGATATAACTAAGAGTGAAAAGGTAGGAGCCCTACCTCTCATCTATGTGTTTAATGTACTGTCTATGAAAAAAGAGTTAGACATCTAATGGACTTCCTTGAGTAAATCCTGGAGGTGCATATAGTGCCTCAAATGTGTAGACAATTTTTTGCTGTCTTTCAAGTACCTCAACTGCCTCTATCAATGGATACTTTTTAGTTAACCATTCAGTGTACTGCCGATATATTTCTGCTGTTATACCTGCATTGTTTAGCTCATCAGTAAATTGTGCTACATAATCACGAGGGGTAATCACTCCACCATTCCAAAGATAAGCTCCATTGTTAAGAAAGATAAAGTAGTACATGGCTACTATCTGTATCTCTAGCTTTTGGAAGCCTGTTATTTTAGCATTGATACGGATACTTTCTACAAGTGTACCCTCACCATCCACAATATCATTCCTTAAAATTCTCTTGAGTATGGTAGCCATTTTCCTACGTGTAGGATATAGCACATTGAACTCCCCTGTGTTACCGTATCTAGCCATTTGTTAATGCTTTATATATTTCCATTGTATCATCCACTAAAATGATACCCTTATCAGTTTCTACGTGTAGCTGTGTATCACTCACCACCTCAATGGGGCCTGTGATTGTGTATTCTATTCCGTTAATACTAAACATATGCGAATACTTTGAATAAATTAATGTTAGCAACATCCGCAATATTTTGGCATTGCATGGTGAATATAACGTAATTATCTACTGACCTGTTAAATGCTACGTTGACTATGTTACCTGTGGTGTAGTCTGAGAAAGCAGCATTAGAATAGCTAGTTAAGTTAGTACCATTGTAGCTAAAATTTCGTTCAACATATCCTGTTTGATGGCCGTTATTCATTGTAAATAAAGTATTGAATAAGGTAGCACCTGTTAAGCTGTTGGTAGTGTTAAAATATATCCTACCATACAACTGCCCTACGGCACCACTCACTCTGTACATTCTGAATATCAACTGCAGGATATTGTTAGTGCCTAATGTGTTGGCAGGTATCAATAGTGAATGACATATAGTGATAGCTGTGCCTGTAGTGTTAGTACCTAGAATACCTGAGAAGCCTAATAGCTTAGGACCTATGCTAACATCCCCACTGCCTACCAATGAGTTGCCGTTCACTGTCTTTATGTTAGTGCCACTTACTAATGTATCCTGCTTAGCATTCAAGGCAGTCTGTAAATCAGTCTGAGCAGATAGCGTTCCTGTGATACCTCCCCAGGTTGCACCACCACCTGATGCTGCTGCAATTATCTGAGCACCTGTAATGGCTGTGTTAGTAGGTACCCCTCCTGACATAGAGGTGCACTCTATCAAGTCAGTAGGCTGTAGGTTGCCGGTATGCGGTGTGAGGTTAGGTCTCCAATCTCCCCACCAAAATGGTGAACTCATACCTATATTACTTTAAGCCTCCGAAATGTTTATAGTGGCACAGCACAATCAGTCCAATCATTCACCGTTAACGTGATGTTCATAACATAACCTGCAGCATAGTCAAGCAAGTCATTGTTAATAGCTTGGAATGATGGAAGCCCTATGACATCAAAGGCATAGTCATTGCTATCCATGTAGTAAATATAAAGGTCATTCAATATTTGCTGTGTATCACTAAGGATAGTGATGATATTAGCCCTATCCTTTTGGATGATATCAAAGCAGTACACATCAAAGTTAAACTCAGATGTATTCTCCGTAGGGTTAACACTTACCGGCACCACAAAAACAATAGGATACTTCTCATCCTGAGTAGCGAAGTTGTATAGCTGTTCCTTAAAATCACTACCTACTTTCTTAACCTGTAGATGATTAGTGTAGAATAGCTCAATGTGATCTATGATTGCTTGTAGTGAGTTCATTAAAGTTCGGCGTTTTTGTTAATCTTGTTTATCTTATTCTGTACGTTGGTCACCTGGGTTTCAGATACTACAGCAGTCACAGTCATAGAGCTATTATTTGTACCACCTCCTGCACTCATTGTACCTCCTGCATTAGCTGAGCCAAATAGCTGTGCTCCCTGTGGTACTTGCTGTGCTACGTTAGGGGTGCCACCTGTATCACCGCCGCCACCGCCGCCACCACCTGATGGGGTGCCGCCTGATGTTAGTATAGACTTAGCCTTGGCTACGTTGGTAGCAATCTGTATGATACCTGCAGCAAATTGTGCAATACCTGACGCTCCAAAGGTAACAGCATTGGAGGGGTTAGATTGTGATGCAGCAACTAATGCAGAGATAGCCTTGGCAGTATCAATACCTATCTGCACTAATGCCATTGCCTTGTTGAACTTCTCGAGTTTCTTTTGGTCCTTAATAAATGCAGCCCCTACATTTTGTATCCCTGTGGCTATATCTCCTGCTAGCGCTATTTTTGCATCCCTTTCTTTTTTAGCGTTTTCAACTTTAAGATTAGATGCATCTCGTTCTATATCTATTGTATCGTTTTTGAATTTATTACTAAGAGCTAACTGCAGGGCAACATTACCCTCTGCTAGTTTATACTCTGCGTCATACTTTGTTTGAAGTGCTTGCAGTTTCTTTTGGTCCTCAGTAAGCTCAGCATCTGCTAACGTCTTAGCAAGGGTTTCCTGTTGCTTTAACTTGGCATCTGTTCTCTTCTGATTTTCTGCCTCCTCCTGATCATTGTATAATTGAGTAAGTACTTTCTTTTGCTCCTCGGTTAGTGTGGTATCTGCTAAGGTCTGAGCTCTTAGCTTATCATACTTGACCTTAGTCATGGCGAGTTCTTTCTCAGTTCCCTCCTCCATCATCTGTAGCTGTAAATCAGCTATAATCTCATTGCCTTTCTTGAGGTTATCCGCTTCAATCTTAGCCTTATCTGTTGCTAGCTTATCAAGTTCCTGTTGCTGTTGCGTTCTGAACATCTCATTAAACTTAGCTTTCTCTTCTGCAGTTTTAGTGGCATCCGTTTTCAGGTCATTCATTAACCTGGCATACTTCTCATTTACGATAGCTACCTCCCTTGCATTGGCATCCTGTATCTGTGTGAGCTCAAAGTCTCTAAGTGCCCTAGCGTTATCTAATCTTTGCTTAGCTGCCTGCTTAGCTTTCTCCCTAGCTTTCTCTGCTGCTGCTGCTGCCTTAGCTGCTGCTGCCTCTGCGGCTTCATCTGCTTTCTTTTCTGCAGCTTTCTCATCTGCTATCTCTTGTGCCTTGATACGTTTACGTTCATTTACACCACCTCGAATAATTTTATTTTCATCCTCTATCTGCTTGCGTAATGCCTCCCGTTTCTTTGTTGCTTCCTCACCCTCTTGATGGGCCATTGCTTCAAGGGCTTTCTTAGCTGAGTTCTTTCTCCTGATAGCCTCTTTCTCTGTTGACCTAGACTTGTCAAGCTCGAGCTGAGTAGTATCCTCACCTGCTATCTTAGCCATGGCTATCTCCTGGTCATAGTTCTCACCTATTATCTCAGAACGTTTCTTTGAACTCTCTGTTATTTTCTCATTAGCCTTAGCCATTCTATCTGCGTTCTCATCTGCAGCATAGCTTGTCAAACCTAGCCAATCACCTAAATCCTTTAAGCCCTGAATTAATGCATTAATAGGTATCATCAAAAAGTCAAGTACTTTCTGTAGCACCCCTATCTTATTAAGAAAGATTAGTACTACAGCTACAATAGCCACAATAACAGCAACCAATAAGAAGAGGGGGTTAGCTAGTATCTGCATACCTAACTTTACAAAGGCTCCACCCACTGTCTTTAAGGTAGTCATCAAGCCTCCGAATGCTTTGCCTAGGTCCTTAGGGTTAATGCTCCCTAATGTTTTTGCAAAGGCCTTAGACTTTTCTGCTGCACCCTCGAAGTCAAGGCTCATGAGGTCACTCTTAATAGAGCCAAAGCTATTAGATACAGCCTCAAACTTTGACCCTGTAGCAAATACATTGACCTGCTCATTGGCATCCTTGAGTTGGTCCTTGAGTTCCCCTGCTCTTTGAGCTAAGACAGTCATTGTTTCGGGATCAGTAGACTCCGCTATCTGCCCTTTAAGGTCTCTAAGTTCCGCTTTGATGGCAGCTATGCCACTTATCTTTAATGGTATCTCTACTTCATTCATGTTATGGCTTGTAATATCTTATTTCAATAGTAGTGTTGACTAGGTAGTTATCTACAAAGCCTACTCCTATCTGTGTTGTGAATATATCTATAGTGTTATTTGATACAACGTACTGAGCACTAATCACCCCATCAAAGTTTACGTTGTTAATCATGACCGTTAGCTCACTCCCTAGGATAGCACCTAAGTCCCAATTTTGTATAGCTCCCTGATACTCCCCTTGGTTTTGTCTAGTCCATACTATATCTCCAAAGCTAGACTCTTTGACATCTACTGTTGGGTCAGATGTTCCACTCTGAGATAGCAATGCTGTGTATCTGTAGTATGGAGGGTCAACAGGTATGCCATTCACCTTACCGTATACAGTTAGGTTATCAGTGTAGATACCATCCTCCTCAATCGTAGCATCATCTGCTACCACTACCACCTTGAGCCCTGCGTTAACATTGTTACCCTTACCGGTTACCACACCTGAGGTGCTGTTAGGTATGATGTTTCTATTAGAGTCCTTAGTTTTAACAATAGTGCTGTTAGCTACCTGAGTGATAGCACCAATACTTCCTATCCCTACGCCTGGTGTTGTAAAGCCTGGAGCAAACGGCATGAAGTTTACCTCATTGTCTATGCTGATAAGTTCTACCTGTGTGAGCTGATTGGCATTGGCATTGTAATCAATGACCTTGTTAATGTTCCACCATGAGTTATCAATCCTAATCTTATCATTGAGCTCTAAGGGTTGGATGTCAGACTCTTTAAGATTAAAGTAAGCAGTCAACATCTTACCGTTGTTTATCTGCCCCATGGTCCTCCTCCAATATCTATTGTAAAGATTGTTATCGGTTAGGGTACTTGGCATATAGTAGTAGTATGCACAGGTAGCGAAGTTCAAATCCCAGGTAGGGTTGAGTGGGTTATCGAAGTGGCCAACATACGGGTAGCTAGTTATGTTAGTCATACCTACTGTACCATAGTCAAAGATACTAAACGCTTGACATGGGGTGAGTCCTACCTCTGCCGTAGAGTCATATAAGATACGGATGTTAGTATCAGGCTGTGCTCCTGCTAGCATTGGCACGTATGCACCAAAGGTAGAGCCATCAATCGGAGTAGGGCTGAACAATACATCCTTAGTAGTTACATCCTTTACATACTCGTTGTCAAAGATAACTTCTGCTTGTCCGTAGATTTGATTGGTAGCATTGGTGTAGATCGTATTAGGTGTATCCTTATCTGCCTTGTATGTTAGTATTACTTTCTTACTTGTTAGCTCAGGTAGGAATGACAGTGACTGCTCCCTATCCTTGGCTAGTAGGTGAGTCCAATTTACCTCTTTGCCTGCATCGTAGTAATCATCCCTATGGATTAGGTTGAGCTGATTAGGCTGAGTCTTATCTACATCCGCATACAGGTTGAACATGTTGAATATAGCCTTAACAAAATCGTTCTGCTTAATCTTTTTAGGCACATAGTCATTCACCTCAATGGTACCACCAATGGCTACAATGTTACTGCTCAGGCTTATGCTTATCTCTGCCGAAAGTATATTGAGTGCTAGCTGTGTGTTAGGAGTATAGAATGTACTTAACGAAGTCTGTGCAGCATGTATCTGCATCTGTATATTGGTGAGCTGACTGAGTAGGGTAGGGCTACTAACCTGCTGAGTAAAGGATACTGTATCAGTTGCGAATGTAGTAGTACCTACAGGTACGGATGCGGGGCCCACATGAGTAGGTCCTTGCACAATAAAGTTGTTATATGTGTTACGATACCTTACCCTGTAGAATGGAGGTAGTGTAACTGTTGCAGGTACAGTACCCGTATTGATGAGGTCAAGGGTGTAACTTACCACCACAGTAAACTCATAGTACTGAGCATTGGCTGAGCTGATATTGAATGGGGTAGTGTATGTTCCTGTGACCGGATTAAAGATACCTTGTGGGTCCTCTATCTCAGTTAGTCCTGTGAATGTATAGAATGGTGTTTGAGGAATTACCTGAGCAGGTGAGGTCACTGTACTCGTTGTAGTTTTCTCTGCTCGCACCACGTAATCAGCATAGTCAAAGTTATCTATACCTCCGTTGTATGGAATAACTAGCTTATCAAACTTAGTATCACTTAGGCTAGCCCAATTGTATGTAAAGCCTGCACCTTGGAAGATACGGTCAAAATAAGTCTTAGCAAAGATGGCAGGCTTGAATTCCTGAATAGTATTTATTACACTACCGCTACCTGGGAGGAAATACTTGAAGCCATCCACCTCAGTGTTACTAAACCTGTTTACTACATTGAACGCATCGTATGTATGGTTGAGGTCACTGAAATCTATATCGGTTAGCTCTAGGTTATTTATGGCTGTAAAGAAATCTGCCTTGCTTTCCTTAATCAATACCTCATATTCTACATGCTCCTCATACTGCTCAGTGAGCTGTACCTTTTTAACTGCTGTGAGTTGTAGGCTAGCGTTCTCCATGACCGGTATCCCATCCTGGATAACTGAACAGGTAGTCACTGCATTGATGTTGAATGTGCCGGATACAATGTTAACATCATAGTAGTGGTTGAGTAAGTTATTGTTATTCTTACTGCCTACCAATGTAATGGTCTTAGAAAAGTTACCTTTCCTTTGACTTATATCCCTGATGTCTCCTACCTGAAATGTCAAAGGGAATGAAGTACCCTCCTTAACATCAAGGTAGCCTGTAGCTAATTGTATCCTAACCATTCACCATGTCGTTATTAGCTAGCTTAATAGTAATGCTTTGCTTGATTAGATTCTTATTGCGTTGCTTGTAGTACTCATAGGTAGAGTTCACTATGTTGCAGCTGATGTACTCAGTGCTCTCAGGGATGTCGCAGCTCTCATCGTAGTTGCTTATCTTGAAGTATGTATAGGGTGAACTAACTAACTCAGTGAAATAGGTAGCCATCTCCTGTGTCATCCAATCAGTATTCAGGTCAATGGTTTCCTCTACTGTTACATAGCTGTTGATGTACCCCCTATCTATCAGGTCATAGGTCCACTCAGTGCTGGCTATCTTACCGAGTACATCCATGTTGTACTGCTCCCGTTGTACGGTACCTTTTTGGTATGCTCTACCTGTGAATGCAAAGCTACCCCATGAGCCATAACGGTCAAGGAATATAATGCTGTACTCTTGCTTCTGTGTTCTACGATCTATGTTAACTCGGTAGCTCTGTGTTACCTGTGCACCATTGTGCTCATAGTAGTACTCATAGTATTGAGTGGTAGGTTTAATCAATGGCAGTGAGCCTGAGACTACAGTCAAGGTGCCTGCGTTGTTAGGACCTACCGCGTTCCCTGTGATGTGGTCAGTGGCTCCCACTGTCTTTCTCAACACATCACCCCCATCATTGGTAAATACTATCCTGTGCGTTCCTCCAGGTATAGCACCATAGACTGCGTTCATCCATAGGTCCTGAGATAAGGTAGAGTAAAAGTTGGTAGCAGGGATGGAGGTAAGGAACTTGTCAGTGTTACTGCTCAAGTTATAATTAGCCTGGTTCCATGACGGCCACTGAGTCCAAGGTAGTGCACCATTGAACACATAGTTATTCAGGTTATCAATGATGTTGTATGTCACAGTCTTTCTCCCATCTGCATAGGTTATCTGCACATCCTTGTTAGCATTCGTTATGGAGCTCCATAGGAAGTTAATCACAATGGCAGTAGGTGTAGCTACGAGTACAGTGTATAGCCCATCAAGGTTAGCATTCACTCCGCCTAGCCCTGTTTGTGTTAACACTATCTGATCACCAACAACAAATGAGTTAGTACCATTCAGCTGTACTCTGCCAACATAGGGAGCAGTTAGGTACTGAGTCATGGCTGAGGTAAACGTGGTCGTAGTAAGATATTCCTCACCTACCTTGACATCATACTTGTAATGGCTATCCGTTGCATTGTACACTGTGGTGTTGGTAGGGAATAGGTCATAGCTTACATAGGCTTGAAGTAGCTTGCTTAGGTCTATCTCACCATACCCTGTAGTGTAAACAGGGAGCACCCTGTACTCAGCTATCTGATTGGCAGTGCCTGACTCGTATACCTCAAAGATATACTTAAAGCCTCCAAGGTTTTTGTTGGTGCTGTCATAGATATACTTGACAGAGTTGTATGCAGGGGTGAGCACTTGAGGTTGTGCCTTTAATGTCATTGCCATACCTATATTATTCTATCCTAATGTTTTGTTTCTAGAATGCATAGTAGCTATCATCCGTATAGTACTCCTGCCGTATGTGAGTGGTCGCGTACCTGATTGCATCCATGGCATCATCGAATAACTTGACCGGCTCATCTGTTATGAAGTCCCCTACCTTTTTCCACTTGTAATTCTCATACTCTCGCTTGAGTGCCTTATCATCCTGGCATATAACCCCAAAGGTCTTGAGGTTGTCTATCCCTTTCTTAACTACCTTATTAGCGTTTATCACGTCATACCCTGCTATGTTCATCTCCTGTATTATTTCAGGCCTTGAGTAATCAGCTAGTATGCTAACAGTTTGCTCTATGCCTAGGCTGCCTAGCTTCTCGATGAGCATGGTGGTAGTCAGGTAGCTCTCATAGATAACAGGCTCAACATAGATGTCGTTATCACAGTAGTACACCCTCATGAGTGCAGTGGGGTGATTGTATCCAAAGTCTAACCCATACACGTACTTGACAAACCTAGCAGGCCTATGAGCCACGAATGACCATTGGCTGTATATGTTACTCTTGCTGATTGCTTTCTCACCCAAGGCATAGATTTGATACAGTGCCTCATCCGTTCTCTTGAGGTCCTCGATTTGTGATCTAATGCTCTGAGGTAGGAATGGGTTATCTTTGTACGTTGACTTAATCATGATGCTCTCCTCCTGTGGTAGCTCATATAGCCATGAGGTTGACTCACTTGGGTTGTAGTCAAAGATTAGCTTAGACTCCGTTCTCATGTTCAACTGAGTGAAGTCATCGAAGTATAGCTCATTGGCTTCGTTACACCATGCAATGTCTCTCTTGCGGCCTCTAATCTTCTGCTCATCATCCACACTAAAGAATTCAACTATGGACCCATTAGGGAACGTGTAGATGTGCTCACTCTTATTGTGTGCCTCTACTGAATAGATATTAAGTTCCTTGAGTATCTCAATGAAGTCTCTGAGTACTGTAGCCCTTAGAGCAGGGAATGTCTTACGGATAACAGATACTACCTTATGGTTGTTCTGTAGGCAATAGATGATAACTAACTGACAAAGGCTATAGGTCTTTGAGGAACGTGACCCTCCCTCGTTAATTACGAACCTAATCCCAGGGTCATTGAGTGCCTCGTAGTTTTTCTCAAATATTACTGTGCTCTTTATTTCCATTAGCTATTTGAAATGCATTCATTAGCATAGCCATCTGCCTTCCATCGGTAGCTACTGCCCTCCTATCTATCCTAACCTGTACGCCTTTCATTTTGTAGATGTAGTCCTCCACCACAGCACACATGAACTCAATCTGCATCCGGTCTCACTATGGTTACCTGTATGCTCTCTATCTTATCTCCCTTAGTGGTAGTGTCAACCCTCTCAGTTAAGTTGTTGAGACGTTGAGTAATGGATGCATTGTACTGTCCGGTCATGCCTCCCTCTATCTGGTCCATGCGGATTGCCTCCTCTATACGCGAGCAGATTGTGGCATATTCAGAATATCTATCTCCCTTGTTACAAAAATAATCATTGACTGTCTGCCCTTTCTCAGCAGCAAAAGTCCTAAAACCCACTTGAGTAAGCGGCCTCTCCAATGGTACTGCTGTAGCCTCACCTGTCTTTGTGGATAGGGAATAGGAGTACCTGGGGTTTTCTTTACACCACCTCTTATAGGCTTCAAATAAATCCCACATATCATCGGGAGTAGGTATATGCTTAGGCCTCATTAGACTCGTTTTCTACTGCTTTATATTTCTTACTCTTAGCCTCAGACTCTACCTCTTCAAAGAGATAACCTAACCCCACAGATGTAAGGTGCTCAGCTTCGTTAGCTGTGTCCTCAGTTACTGTGAATGAGGTCTCAAACCCCAACGGATTGTACCTGGTAATATACTGACCTAGGTATTCATTTTTTACTTTCTTTGTCATATTCGTATTGTTCTAAAAATAGCCATGCATAATAAAGCACTACCCATATCCCAAAGGCTCTGCATCCGTAGAAGTAATTATCACGGATTAAAAACACAGCACCGGTCAAGGCAGTGAATGTAGCCAAGATACTAATTATTTGAGATAGTCTCATACCTATATTGTAATTTACGCAAATTTTGTTTAATTTCTCTAATCAGATAGTGAGCAGATGTTACCGGTATATCAAAGTACTTAGCCATCCCTCGAGCTGTGGTGTATCCCTTGTCAATGTATGCCTCGAATACTATCCTGTGCACATGATCATCTATCTCGCTTCTGTATATCTCTATCAGCCCCTTGTGAGTACTGTATATTTTATCCTCTAGTATCTTAGCCTGTAGGTCCTGCTCGTTATCCTCCTGCTCAGATGCATCATATTCCATTGATGTTACCCTATCATCCCTATGGCTGAGTGAGGTATTCCATAGTATCTGATATTTGATGGTGTTTAGCAGGTAGCTTTTCACCTGGGCTTCGCTCTCAGTATCCTCATTGATGCTTAGTACATGGAGGTATGAGTTATTAATAACCGTATCCGCCTCAATATTACTCCCCATCTTAGTGAGAAAATACAGCGTGTAAGCCCTGACCTCATAGTAATGGGTGCTAATGTACCTGTCTAAGACTCTTTTCATACCAATTCATAAAGTCTTTGTACCACACTTTCCTCCTAACAGATGCACAGAAGCACTCCCTAGGCTGTGGACCATCATACTTGACCCGTATTTTATAGAGCTGAACACAGGAGTGCTTAGAATACTTTACAGCATCCGCAGTAGCATCTATCTTATCTATCGTATCTATGTCAGTTTGTTCAAACATAATTCTAAAATGTATGCACCCAGTGCTGCCTGACATGCTAGGATAAAATCTTGATGCCAAGCTAATGTAAGCCAAAAGGCTACACACTTACTACAGCTCAATGCATCTAGTAAGGGTATAGCCCATGTGCCAATTTTAAAAGACATGTATATCTTGGTCAAGGTTGCTTGCAATGGTTCAAAATTGCACCACCACCATGCCAAGGGTATTAATGTTAGGAGTTCCATGACTTCAAATATACTCTAAAAAATGAATCATATATCTCAGTGGTCACATTTCTACCCTGCATGAAGCGGTATAGCTTGGCATAGTTTACCCCCATATCCTCAGATAGATGGGTTAGCTTATATCTCTTGGATAGCTTGCCACGTATCTCTCTACGCATCCAATCAGATAGCTGTTGGTCCTCAGAAAGGTAGATCGTCAGTGCTCTCATCTGTAGTGTCAAAAGTTTTACGCAATTTATCAACAGCACTGTTCTCTACCTTTGAGCTCAGACTCATAGTCCATGCTTCAATGGAGTTGAAGTACTTAATGGTACCATCTTGTGCCTCCCATTTACGGCCTCGTAGGTTATAGCTCACCTCTACCGCATCCCCTGCTTTCAGGTTGTTAGCTAGATCGCATTTATCCTGGGTTAGTTGGAACGTAACGTACTGAGGGTACTCATCCTGAGACTTCAGGGTTACTTCTCTTTTCTTAAACTTGTCTGATACAGACGTTGTTGGGGTAATGAATACCACCTCTCCTTTGAATTTACTCATGGTTTATGTATTTGATGTAATTAATTGTGCTTATCCATCCCCACACTATGGCAGGGGCTATTAAAATTGATGCTAAAATAATCATTTGTCTAGGTTTACTTCGTTATCATTAAGGCTGCCGATTAGGAAGTCCTGTATCTTCTCTACTATCTCATATTGTGCATCCGGTAGCTCACCATACTTCAACATACTACGGAGCTCTGCTTTGAGCTCCCATAGTACATTTAGCATATCAGCCCCTTTGATGGCACAGTAGTGTTCTGCCTGGTCCTCAGGTAAGTTAAATTCTAGTGTTGCTTTCATAGGTTTCGTTATAGTATTGTTCTGCTGTTCTATTGTCGGTATACGTTAATACTCCATCAATTTTTGCTCTAATGTTCCATGCTTCAACTATCTGCTCTTTCTCCATCTCTTTGGCTTTCTCAAAAATTTCTTTTAAAATATGACTTGCTATTGAGTTTGTTTTATATTGCCATAAAAAATTCTTATTAATTAAATTAAATTCAACTTCTGTC